CCTTTGTCATGCTCATATCTTTGAGCAAACTCTTCTCTTAATTCTGCTGTGAGTTCCTCACGGGCTTCGGCAAGACGACTTTCCCAGGCCTCAACGATTTGACCTTGTGATTCTTCGGTCAATTCGGTAGACTTGATAAGGTCTTCAAATTTTTCTGCCATAGTAGTCTCCTACCTCAATTTTAATTCATTGATAAAATCAATGATACTTTTATCTAGGTGCTTTTTTGCCCCTAAGGTTTTATCGTGTGTATAGTCTTTGGCAATATCATGTATCATGCTACCGCCTCTCATGTTAAACAAAGACTCATAAATGGTCTTTGGATAGGCATCTGGGGCCGAAGGTTGAGCAACAATATCTACAGTAACAATATCAAAATCAGACACACGACCTGATTCATTTACGTTACCACTTCCTCTACTGCTGACACCTAATTTTGCTCCTGCTTTTAATAAAGCCCTTGCAATATTCCCCATTGGTGTGTCTATTACTTTAAGTTTACCCATTCCGTTTGCGCCATTACACATCATTTCTGTTATGATATGACTCACACGGTCTAAGTTAATTTGTAACTCTTCTGGATGGTCTAATTCGCCCATCACAGTTTCACCCTTGTTAAGTCTTTCTGTAACGTTGTCAACGGCACGTGATATTTCATCCTTCGGATATACTCGTCCATTCTGGTTCTTTACATCACCTTGAATGAACAATCCTTGCATGTATAAGTCTTTACCATCGTTAGATTCCATTAATTGGATCTGACTTTGTTCAGGACTCATGTATTCATATAACTTACGCACCGCTTACTCCGTTAAAAAAATTAAACTTTTTTAGGTTCAACGTTAAGATTGCTTGATCCACCACTGTCTTTTGGTGAGTTATCGCCACTGTCGCCGTCTCCGCCGTCATTAACTTTAACTGGTTCACCTTGTCCATGTGGGCTAACAATTTTGCTAGGACCTTTTTTAGCATTACCTGAATCGTTGTTGTCTGCTTCACCACCTTTAGGTTCTGCAACTTTGTCAGATAATTTAGTTGCTTCTTCAACAACTTCATCATCTTCTTCTACAACTTCTTCATCTAGGTCATACTCAACGGATTCTTCTTCCATTTCTGCGTCCATGTCCATGTCGTCTCCGCCCATGTCCATCATGTCTGCATCCATTTCTGCTTCTTCACCGTCATCGCCTTCTTCGTCATCGCCTTCTTTATCAAGAAGTTTTTCGAATTCAGCTCTTAGGTCTTCGAGTTCAGATTCAAGTTCATCAACTTTATCTTCAATCTCGCCGTCTTCCATTTCCTCGCCGATTTCATCAGATTCGATGTCTTCATCCGCTTCTTCAACGTCTGAGACAAAGTCTGCTTCTGGATCTGCTTGGTCAATTTCTTCTTCTACAGCCTCTTCTTCAGATTCTTCAGCCTCTTCAACTGCTTCTTCTTCGGATTCTTCTGCTTCTGCTACTTCTTCTTCGCTGTCTACTGCTTCTGCAACAGTTTCATCTGTTGAGACTTCAGCATCATCTAAGATACGTTCGTATTCCTTACGAGCAGTTTCAACAACGTATTCGTGAAGCAACTCTTCGGCACGTTCGTTATCTTCAGCAAGTAAGAACTCTAGTACTTGTTCTAGTTTACTTTTGCTTTCTGACATATTGTGCTCCTATAAATTTACTATAATTCATAATTAAACTACCCTCCGCGATTGTGGATTGTAGTTATGTCGTATTTGTACTTATTAATAACTGTGTTTTATAGACACAAAGGGCCTATTTTGATGTCGTTTTTGTCAAAATAGTGTGAAATGAGTGTTTTTGGTATCTGTTTGTACCATTCTATGCAAATATTTATCAATTACTGATAATTTAAAAAATAGTATTTAAAGTGCTGGTCCACTATCCTCGCCACCTGCTTTTGAGTACATCAAACTTGCAAGTTTTCTACGTTCTAGATTTTCAGACTTTTTAAGTTCTCTATATTTTCTTAATTTGCTGAGAGCCTCTAATGTAAGTTTAGCCTTACGAGTATCGTCCAATTTACGAGTGGCTTCTCTATCTTTTTCTGGATTGTAAAATTCGTCCAATCTCATTATATTTGCTCTCCTGCATCAGTACCTGGTCCAACTGGCGTAACATCTGGTGCTGTAACATCATCTGTTGGTTCAACTGGAATATCATCTACTGGTGCATCTAAATCTAAGTCTGCACTAGGTCCTGGTCTGATTCCTACGTTTCTTAAGCCAATGTCTCCCATGTTTCCGGAAACTTCGCTTTCGTTGTATTTATTTTCTTCTTTCCAATATTCTTCATTCTCTTTCATTTCTTCTTGTGTCAATCCTAAATACTTTTGCATTTTAAATTGTTGCGACAAGTAAGGTACTGCTTCTAATGAAGTGAACAATGTTGCTCTTTGAGTGTTTAAATCTAAATCTCTGTAACTGCTGAAGTTTTGTGGTGGAGCAAATTCAACATGGAATGTGCTGTTGTCCATTTCCACACCTTTGTATGCAAGATACATTTTAAACTCTCTGTCTAAATTTCTAATAACTTGACGTTGTAGTCTTTCACAATATTTTGCAAATTGGAATTCTTGTATAAACGCAACTCCCACTTTACCATCGTTGTATTGTGCTGTTCCATCATCTGGTCCTGTTGGCAAATAAGAACTAGGAACTCTTAAACCTCTTAACAGTTTGTTGTTAAAGTATTTAAGGTCATCTATTTGTCCTAAGTTTTCACCGCCTGGTAGTGTGTCAACTTTACTACCTCTACCATCTGCCGTTTGTGCAAAGAAGTAATCTTCTAACATACTCATTGGATTGTATGCCGCATCGGCTACGTTACCACCATCTTTGTTTTTGTTTGGTACACGTTTTTGTTGCACTTCATATTTTACTCTTTCCAAATATTGTTGTGCTTTGTGCGGTGGCATGTTACCAACGTCAATAAAGAACACACGTCTTTCAGGTGCTCTGTGTACTCTATAAATGATTATAGAGTCTTCTAATAATTCTTTTTGTTTGAATACTTTGAATACAGGTTCTAATATACTGATACCAAAGGGCCAGTTATGATCCATGCCTTCAGTTAAACTTAAATGTACAACGTGTTGTGCATCAACAGGAGTACCATAATTAGTTCCTTGGTCTCCTAAGTTTTGCGTACTGTAATTACTAACACTTGTTCCAACATTTCTACCTGTCATCATACCTGCACCAGCACCATAGGGTCTACTATGTAATGCTGAGGCACTAGTTGCCGCAAGTTGTTCAAAGTTTGCTTCTAAGTTTTTAATAAAGTAAGTTTCAATTTTCTTACCTTCACTTTCATTTACAACAACCTTTTCAACATTAGCAGGATCAGTCCAATACAATTTGTAAGTTTCTGGGTCTCTAATAAAAAATTGGTCTCCATACTTTAATGTGCTTCTAATCATTTTAAACACACGTCTGTTTAAGTCATTTAAATTACACCATTGTTCCATAGTCTTGTTGAGAATTTTCATCTCAGTAGCACTAGGGTCTTCGTGGAATTTAAAAACAAACGGTTGTTCAGATGAATCGTCCTCTTGTGAACAAAACTCTGCAATTATATCTAATGCGGCATTAATTTCCAAATCGTTGTCCATTTGGTCATATTGAATATAACGCATTAACCTATTTGGTGAACCAGCATATACTTCTGGTAACCAACTACTAAATCTAGCATTGGCAAAGTTTCCAGTAGACTGGTCTCCAGTAACATTACTAGGTAACCCTGCGTTGCTATTATTAAAGTATTTTCTCCAAGTTGCCATAAAATCTCTCTTTATATGCGTATATTTATCACTTTTTAGATTTTATGTTAGGAAATTATTGGACGATTAAAAATCCATTTCCTCAGTTGCGGAAATTTGTCTCTTAGAAAGTTTGTTATTTTCTGCCTGTAATCTTACTAATTCTGCTAATAGAGCCGCAGTATCAGTTTCTGGAGTGTCAGGTTTAGGTGGGCCCATTTCAGTAGCAGTTGGAGGAGTACCTGCTAGGTCATCTAGGTCATCATCAGTCATATAGTTTGCAGACATTGTAACAGGAACTGCTCCTTGGTCAACTTGCGTTGGAGCAGTTGGCATAATTGCTTGACCACCTACATTAGGTTTAACTGGTGATTGTCCAGCACCGCCGCCACCAAAGAAATCTTTTACTTGACTAGCAACATCTTTTATTTTGTCAAAGAATGTTGTTTCTGCTGGAATGCCTTCATTTAATCTATGAAGTGCGGCAGTCAGTGAGTCTATGCTAACTGCAAATTTCATTACACCTGCTGAATAATCGTCCATGTTATCAAACATGTCAATTACATTTTTAGATTCTGCAAGTCCTTTGAATCCTTCGCCTAATAAAAATATACCTGTAACATCAACACCTTGAAGTCCTTTAGCAAAGTCAATAACTTTTTCCATTGGCGATTTAGCACCAAAGAGTTTACCAATACCTTCCATTAATCCTGCAATCAGCGAACCACCGGTCATAACTGCCAAGCCGGCTCCAATAGCCGCCAATCCTGCACCAACCATAAGTAAGTTTTTGCCATCAACCATACTCATCATAACAATGTTTGGCACAAACATTTCAAATGCCTTCGCGGCTAACATAGCCGCCACTGCGAACGGAATAAGTGCGGCACCCAATACACCAATTGCTAATGCACCTGCCATCACAAATCCTACAATAGGCGGCATACCAATAATACCAGCCGCAACTGCCAGAGCGGCAATCGCCGTTGCCAACACACCTATTGTTTTAAATCCTACATCTTTCATTAGGTTAAGTCCAAATGCTAATGGAACCATTGCAGTACTCAATGCTAATACTCCAATTGCACCCTTAACCATACTTTTGTTTGCTTTGTCTAATAGTTTGGATAGTGCTATCATACCACCCATAGCAAGTAAGCCTTTACCCATTGAAGCAAAGTCTACTTCATTAAATTGTTTTAATCCTACTGCCAACAATGCAACTGCGGCACCCATCATTACCATACTTGCGGCACCTTTAACAACTTTGTTGTCTCCAAACTTCTTAACTGCGTTTGCTATACTGCCTAAGAAGCCACCGCTCTTACCACCTTTGGTCATAGCACCTGTCATACCGTCTGCTTTATCACTTGCACCACCTAACAACTTAGCCGCAGTAGAACCTCCACTGCCAACTCCTGTGCTTGCCGCCTTAGTGGCTGTACTTCCAACA